GGCGACTGGGGGGTGGGGGGACCGGATGCCCCCTGGGGTCACCAGATGGGGGATGTCTCGAGGGCCTTGGTGGCCACTACTGGGCGGGGCCTTCCTGACACCGACCCAAGGCGCTGATTGCATTCCCTGCATATGGTGCGGGTGTTCTCGAAGGTGTCTTGCCCGCCTTTGGCCCATGGCACGATGTGGTCGGGTTCGGGGCTGTTGGGCCGCTTGCTGTACTCCCAATCGAGGGGCACCGTGCAGAGTGGGCAGCGTGTGAGGCCGGCGTCTCTGTCGTGGTCGAGGCGTTGCTTACGGACTCTCTTCCACGTCGCTGTGCCTGTCCTTGAGGTGGCCATTCACACTGTCACCCCGAACAGTCGTGCGAGGTCAGCAGGACTCGTGTACGTCGGCGTCTCAGTAGCCCAGTCGGCGCCGGCCACGTCGAACGATGCGACGACGAGCCCCGAGCAGGTGTACCCGTATTCGGTGGCCCAGTCGTCTAGCGGCTTGCGTAGGAGGCCGGGGATCAGGTGTAGCGCGTCGAGCCCGGCGAGGACGAATGCGCGTCTGTTGTAGCCGGTGCCGATGAGTGTTGCGGCGAACCATGCGGCGGTCTCACGCTGCTGTTGTGTGCCGGGTTCGACCCATATGACGTTTGGGAACTGGCTCAGTGGTGGGCGTTTGATGCCGTCGATCTCAGCCGATACACAGTACCCGTCGCCCAGGTCCACGATCGCATGATGGATGGGGGAGTGGGTGACTACCTTGATGATCCGTGCCGCCCAGTCGTCCGCCCCGTAGACGAGTCCGACGCGGCCCTTGACGCTATCCACGTGGCCCCCTTGTTTCGAGCAGGATGATGAAGGCGAGGCAGAGGATGGCGGTTACGGTGACCCAGCCCGTGTAGTCCACAGCGCCCCCCCTGTTGTCGCACCGGCCCCGCTCTTGTGCACTGGGCGGGGCCGGCACGGTTGCGGCCGTCGTAACCCCGCGAACCGCTCAGGGGGTTTATGCAGCGCCCTTGGTGGTTGCTGCTCGTGCGTGCCAGCCTGCTCGGACGTTGGCGCCGCATCGTTCGCAGCGCATGAGCTGGTAGTCGATGACGACGGCCCGGTATTTGGTGGGCTGGGCACGGAGCTTGTCTGAGCCGCACTGATTGCAGGTCTTGCCGTCCGTGGGTGCGCCAAGGTGCGGGTGGTTCGGCATCCAACCCCGGAGGCGGTCATACAGCCACTCGGTCAGTTCAATATCTCCCACGTTGTAGCGACGCATCCGGCGCTGTGCCTTCTCGTCGCCTTCCATGGCAGCGAAGGCCATATCCATGCTGTAGGCGTCAACCTTGCCCGGCCGCCCGAGACGCTTCGTCACGTAGTCCAGGCTGCTGGACAGGTAGCCGAACTGCTTCACGGCAGGGAACAGGTCGATCGGCTTCCACGGTCGCGGCGCGGGTAGGCCGTTCTCGAACCACAGCGCCTTGAGGTGCTTGTCATCGAAGCGCTTCCCGTTGAACGTGACAACGGCGGATGCTTCGTCGTACAGCTCCCAGGAGCGCCGGATCATGGCGTCACGGTCGGACCATGCGGCCTCGAAGATGGGCGTCTTGTCGCCGTACCAGCGGGCTGCGAAACAGATGGTCTCGGGCGACTGGATGAAGTTGCGGTGCGACACGAAATTGGTTTTCTGGTCGAACACGCGGGCGAGGCCGGGGAGTCGTTCAATGTCGATGGTGAGGACACGGGCGTCAACGGCTCGGGGTGCGAGCCGCGTGCTGAGGGCGCCCAAGCTAGTTGGCCTTAGCGCAGATGCACTTGCCGGCGCGGTGCTCACGAACAGTTGTCGGCCCGACAGGCTCCCATTCCTGGGTGACGAACTCGGCGATGTCGGAGTGCCTGACACGGGGGTCGGCGATGGTGGCGCGGTCGTCGTCGTCGGCGTATTTGTTCAGGATGGCCCCGAACTTGCACGCGGTGACGGGCGTTAGCGTGTTTGCCAGTGCTCCCATGGTTTTTCTCCCCCTGCTCGAATTGTTTCCCCCGAAGTGTTGCCGAGAGGTTTGTGCTTCCTGCGTCTCGGACTAGGCAGGTTGGTTCCTCCGCGGGCTGCGGCCGTATTGGCTCAACTTCCGCAGGGAAGGTAAATCCTTGGGTGCCCCGCCGCCCGGAGCAGGGGGAGGCTCAACGGGCGGCGGGACACATAAGAAAGGCCCCGACCGCTAGGGTTCGGAGCCTTAGTTTCGAGAGTTGTCCCCTCGACGTAACTACTTTAACACGACTGGGTTAAGCTACGGAACCCCTTTCTGTCGGCGTGTCGATTGCGTGTTGCAGGAATTTCATTTCCTCGACCCCGCCCCATGCCGCCCCGCAGTTCTCGCACCCGGCGCACCAATCGTCCTGGGGGAGTACGCGCTCGTTCTCGTCGTCCCAGTAGATGACGTTCAGTGTGGGCGTGTTGTCTGGTCCGAAGAAACGCAGCCCACATGCGGGGCATGGTGCTGACGGGCGGAATGGTGGCCGCTTCTGCACCATGAGCGCTTCGATCTGGTCGCACCAGCCAAGGGTCACCTTGTCTAGGTATTCTTCCCATTGCGGTGTTGGGAGTGTGCGCGCCCACATTCGGATGAGTCCGCGGAGTGAGCCGCGGTATTCGGTGGCGTGCATTTCGTAGTGGTTGGCTAGCGCCTCGGCACGGATGGCCCGGTCAAGGTCGACGGCGGCGGTGTTGATCGGCAGCCCGGCCCCACCTGACCCGCCGCCTTGTGCGCCGAGGTTTGACGTGCACGCATCCTTGAGCCGGTCGAGCAGCGCGGATGCCTTTGTGGGCGTCCCGTCGTGCATGGTCAGGTGCTCAGACGTGAGGCGGTGCACGTTGTCAGCGAGCGTCAAGGCTTGCCCCCTTTGTGGAGTAGTGGTCTTACTCGTCCGCCGTGTTTTGCTGCGTATCGGTGGTCGCCTTTGTCGTGGCCGCATTCGATGCACCAGCGCTCGCCGGGTTCGCCCCACGTCTTGTGTTCGCGGCATGCCCACTTGGTCGGCTTCGCGCAGATGCACTTCGGGTTGCTGCACCACGACCCTGGCTTGTTCACTCGGCCTCCTCGATTCTCAGGATCACGCGGGCTTCTCCTTTGCCGCCGTGTCGGTGGTCGGGGCCGATGACGTGTGTGTGGTCGTCGTCCTCGAGTAGCCCGGCCGAAACCAGACCGTCGACTAGGGCTTTGGTGGTGCCGGCGTAATTATTGGGATCCCAGCGGCCGGCCCGTGGTTTGTAGATGGTGGCGACGATCCGCACCTTCTGGTCGAAGGGTTGTAGTGCGGGTTCGCCTTCCCTCTGTCGGCGTCGGTTCTCGTCGGTGACGGCGAGGGTTCCGGCGTTGCGCCAGATCGCGGTGAGCTTGGCCGTCTCCATGCGGTGCAGGCGCGAGTTGCTGTTGATCCACTTGCACGGCGCCGGAATGTCGAGCAGCAGGACTCTCATTCGTCCTCTACCCCCATCACGGCGTTGATGGCTTTTTTCCAGTCGGCCCAGGTGAGTTCGTCGTCCCGCTCGGTGGTCACGCGATCACCTCTAGCGCCCAGCCGAAGTAGTCGGTCTTGGTTCCGTCATCGAATGCGACGGTCCACCAGTCGCCTAGTCCGGTTGCTTCGTGGTCGCCCGTGAGCGTCCCGGTGTTCCCTGCGCCCGGGTAGGTGTCCCGCACCTTGACTCTCGCCCCGACGCGCAACCCACCCTCAGCGTCCTTCTGTGGGGGTTCTGCGGGCCTCGTATCGGTTTCGGGGGTGGTTGCCGGGGTCGGGGTGTTCTGGGCGTTCTGGCGGCGTTCTAGCTCGCGGGCGATGTACCACGCGGCCTTCTTGAGGTCTTCAATGCCGCCGTCGTCGTGCTTGAGGTCCGCCCGCCAGACGTACTTGACCGCGTTTCCGAGGCAGAACCCCATGTGCTCCGTGATCTGCACGCACTCGATGCCGCTGGGATGGCTCCGATAATGCGCCGGGTTGATGCTGTCGCCGCTCATGCCGCGCCCTTTCCGCAGTAGCGCTCGAGGTAGCCGGGGTGGAAGCCGCCCCAGTGAAGGTCGGTCTCGGGGTCGCCGGTCGAGACGACGGTCACGGGGGTTGCGGTGTAGCCGAGTGCCCGGATCGCTTCGGCGTCGTCGGGTGACTGGGTGATGTCCACCGTCATGTATTCGATGCCGCGCTTGTCGAGCCAGCGCTTCACGGCACGGCACGGCTGGCACGACGGCTGGGTGTAGACGACGACCTTCTTGCTCATTTGCTCTCCTGAATGACTGAGGCCACCCCGGTTGGGACGGCCTCTTGGTTCCTGATGGTTTCGAGCGCTTCACGTAACGCGACGCTCACATGCACTAGACGGTCGGGGTCAGAAATTTCCACGGTCCACGATCCTTGAGTAGTGGCCGGCGAAGTCGAGCTGCACATGCCCGGTCGCGCCGTGACGGTTCTTTGCCACGAGCACGTCGAGGTTGTTCTTCGTGTCGCCCATGATTTCCCGGTGGAGCAGGAGCACCACGTCGGCGTCCTGTTCGACGGCGCCGGATTCGCGGAGGTCGGACAGTTTGGGTCGTTTGTCGTCGCGGTTCTCGGAGCCGCGGTTGAGCTGCGAGAGGGCGATGACGGGGACGTTCATGTCCATGGCGAGGATCTTGAGCTGCCTGGACATGTCGGCGACGAATTCGTGGCGGGGCCGGTGGTCGCCGCGGGGCTGGTTCATGAGCTGTAGGTAGTCCACGACGATGCCGACGAGGGGCTGGCGACGGTGCACACTGCGGGCAAACCGTTTGATGTCCGTGATCGTCGCCCCGGAATGGTCGTTGACGGCAAGGGGCATGTTGGCCCGGTCGCGCATCCACGCCCCGATCTGGTCCCAGTCAGCCGGGGTGAGCGTGTTCGTCATGAGGCGGCCCATGTTGATGCGAAGGTCAGCCGAGATCAGCCGCTTGTTCACATCGTTGACGCTCATCTCCAGACTGAGCATCGCCACAGACCCGTGCGCTGTGAGCTCGCGGGCCAGTTGCAGGCCGATCACGGACTTGCCAACAGACGGGCGGGCACCAATGACGTACAGGGCGCCCGGCTTCAATCCCGTGATGATCTCGTTCAGCGACTCCCAGGGTGTCGGCTTCGACTCGATCGGCGCATCCAAGGCGTCGATGGTCTCCCTCAGCGTCTCGGACACGAACCGGACAGGTGCCGCACGCACAGCCCCCTGCGCCCCGTCCACCTCACGCCTCGCCGCTTCCACAATCTCGTCAGCCGCACCCGGCCCGTCCGCCAGTTGGTTGATCCTCGCGGCGGCCAGCTTGAGACGACGGATAGCGGCGGCGTCGGCGACGATCCCCGCGTAGTAGTCCACCGACGCGGCCGATGCGGTGGCACCAGCGGCGGCATGGATCACGGTCGGGTCGATCCGCTCACCCGTGCGGGCGATCTCGTCAGCGACCGTCACAAGGTCGATCGGCTTACGAGCGGCCCGCATCTCGGCCATCGTCCGGTGGATGAACTCATGCGCCGGGGAATGGTAGTCGGCAGGGGACAGCTCGAGGTCGTCCAGCGCCTTGCCCCCGGTCAGGAGGATCGCGCCGAGGACGGAAAGCTCAGCCTCATTCACGGGCGGCTTCATGCATGTACTCCTTCCTGAGCCCACGGGTCGAATGCGGGTGTCTGTGTTTTCTCGGCTTTGAGCAGCCAATTCCTGAATGCGGCGTCCCAGTCCCTGGCGCGCCGGTCGTTCGCCGCGGCGTGGTTGCGGAACCTCTCGGCCTGGAAGTCCACGTTCACGCGCTCCTTCTGGCAGTAGGCCTTGTGTGCGTCGTTCGGCGCCCACTCGGGTGGCAGTGGGCGTTCGGGCTTCCGGCGACCACCAGTTGGGCCTGCTCCCTGCTCACTGCTCCCTGCTCCCTGCTCAGGGGAACCATTCGCGGAAACCTTCGCGAAGTCCTCGCGAGGATTACCGGAGCCCTCGGGAGTGGTGCCGGAATCTGCGGGAATCGGCGGAATCACGCTCCGGGCCGGGTGCGAGGGCTTCTGATGCTCGCTCCAGTTCTTCACGGCCAGGAACCGCGACCCGTCAACCTCGTACCGGACGATCACGCCAGAGTCGGCCAGCACGCACAGCCACCGCTCAACGTCCTCGTGGGTCACGTCATCATCAAGTGGGTAGGAGTCAGCGACGATCAGCTTGGCGTTGTCCCTGCCCCTCCCGTGGTCGTCCACGTAGCCCCACAGCATGATCCAGAAATAGCGGATCTCCACCGGCCAAGAATTGACCTTCTCGGAAATCCGTATCTCTGGCTTGATTGACCTAATGCGGGCCAAACCTCAGTCCCCCTGGCGTGCAAGTAGTTCTTTCGCGGTTTCCTGCAACGCCGTTACTTTGCGCCACGCGATGCCGCACATGTACCTGAATCTGTCTTCTACGTCGATGCCCGATTTCCCCATTGCCGTATGCACGGCGCTGATGAGCATGTCAACCGGAAGGCCTGCCTCAATGAACCGGGCAACACTTTCCTTCCACGCATTCGGGAGTGGCACTGGCTTTCCACCGCACGTGTACGCACTCCATGTATCGCTAAATGCAAAGTAGGTCTCGGCCCTTGCATCCTCGGCTTCGCGTTCGGCCCTTGCGTGAATCTCCGCAGCGGCCTGCATGGCAGCCGCCCAGCGGGTGGCGTCTTCGGCGATGTCCGCGACCATCTCGGCATCAATCGGCGTTGCTGCTTTACCGCCGTTACATTCAGCGCAGGCGGTTACCAGATTCGTCGGGTCGTCCGTGCCGCCGAGCGCTACAGGCGTAACGTGATCTACATGCAGCTTCACGTCTGGCGCCATGGCCCCGCAGTATCGGCAGGCGTGGTCGTCTCGCTTTAGTATCTGAAAGCGCAGGCTTCGGCTAACAGCCACGTCTCAGCCCCCTTTCCTCTTTCGTTTCTTGCGTTCGCGGTCTACGTTCCTGGCGGCTCGTTCGCCGGTGGGGTCCTTGTAGACGATGACGGCCCGCTCCTGTTCGGAGCGGACCGCCTTGTGGTGTTCGCAGGTTCTTCGGGTCGCGCACACACCGGATGGCGTGCGGCAGAGGCCACAGCACGGATCACTCATGCGCGGCCCTCTCGTGGCGGGCTTCGCAATCTCTCGCCAGCGTCCGGACCACGTAGAACTTGCCGCACACGCCGCACTGATAGTCGTTGTCGGTCATGCGCGCTCCCAGTCGGTGGTGATGACGTAGCGGCGGACGGCAGCGCACTCGACGCCATTCACGGTGCCGCCTGGGATGCGTGCGCCTCGGTGAACGCCCCGAAGAATCGACGGTGGCTCACCCTCGTCTGGCGACTGGAGCCCCCATTCCTCGCGCCCGTCTGCCCGTAGCGCCTCCCAGACCTTCTCGGCCACATGGTCCGTGAACTTTTCCGGCACGTTGCCGATGCTCTCGCCGCATGTGCAGAGGTTGAGGGGCTTGTGCACGTCCCATTCGCTGAGGTCCCAGTGGTGCTCGCGGAGGATGGCGGCGATGTCGGTCACGGGGTCTCCTTGGTGTCGAGGCGGGCACGGAGCCAGCGGTGGATGGCGGCCATAGTGGCGGCCCGGAAGGACGCGGGCGCCTCAGCACACTCAGCCAGCGCCTCGGCCGCGAGCCGTTCGAGGTGTTCACGTTCGATCTGGGCGCGGAGGGCCTTGTGGCGGAGCTGGGCGAGGTGCTCAGAGCCTCGGGCCGTGGCGGGGTCGAAGCCATCACGGACAGCGAGGCACTCACCACACGCGCAGTCGTTGCCGCATTCGCCTGAGCGGACGATATGCCCGGGTGTCACGTAGGCTGCCCGCGCCGCCTTCTCGATGGCTTCGGCGTTCGGCTGGTAGTCGTTCATGCGCGTTCCCCACAGTCCGGGTTGGCGTACTCGTATGCTTCGTCGTCGCATACGGCGCAGTAGCCCCAGGAGTCGGTGGGGGTGCCGTGCTGCTCGCAACGTTCGGGCTCGGTCAGGTATGCGCGCTCGTTGGCGCTCATGGGGTCGTTCATCGCTTGGTCTCCTTGAGTGGCAGGCAGTCGGCGCAGAAGCCTTGGCGGGTTGTTGCGCCGCATCCGGGGCACTGCTTCGTGGGCTGGGCGGTGTTCGTCACGGTTCCTCCTCGGGGTTCTCCCAAACGCAGTCACGACACTGCTGGGCTGATTCGCACCAGTGGCAGATGGTGGTCTGTCCGGGCAGGACAGGGATCGGATCGTCGGTCATGGTGTCTCTCTAATTCGTGGGTTGACAGGGTGGATATCCACCCGTAGTGTTGGGGTATCAGCAGGGCACCGAACAAGGAGCAAAGATGCAGACCATCGCCAGCACGAAATGGATCCCCGAACTCTCCAAGGAGCTCAAGGGCTACCCGTCACTCGCAATCAAGATGACCGCGATGCGGCTCGCCCCTAAGATGGGCCTGGCCTTCGCAGACGAGATGCCGGCCGACGATGCAGCCAAGCTGCGCGATGCCGTGCGCGACCAGATCAAGACGGTTCTCGCCGAGGCCAAGCGCCGTGCCCGGTAAGGGCACGACAGCCCGCGCAATCCGCCTCTCAGATGAGCTTTGGGAGGCGGCACTAGCGATCTCCAAAGAGCGTGGCGAGACCGTGGCTGGCGTGATCCGCGCCTTCCTCGAGGAGTACGTCAGGCGGAACGCATCAGATCGTCAGCCGCAAAGCTAGCCAACATGTCCCGTAGTGCCTCAGCCGCTTGCTGGGGCACTACGCCGTTTCCTGCGGCCTTGAGCTGGTCGTTACGGCTGACTCCGGGTGTGTCGCATATCCACCCGTCGGGTACGCCCATGAGCCATTCGGTGAAGCGTGGGGATAGGCGCGGGTTGCCCTTCGCGTTCGGCTCAGTCGGCGCGGGTGCCGGGCGTCCGAGCACGTTCTCCCAGCGACGGATAGCCGCCTCGTATGGCCCCCAGTCGGTGAGCCGTTTGGCTGCGATGGCGAGTGGTTCGCCCATGCCGTTGCCGTTGATGCCCTTCGCCTTGACCCGTTCGCGGCGGGCGTCCCACTGCTCGACCGTCTCGCCGTCGTTGAATACGCCAGCGGCCGGCGTCGGCAGGAGTGTCACGGCCGTGCGTAGGTCGAGCCCGCCGTCTCCGTGCAGCCCGGGGCCGTTCGTGTCCGAGGTGCGCGGCGTCGGGAGCATTAGCACCTGGGCTTCGATCAGGCCGCGTTTGCTGTTGCGGATCGCTGTCGGCCCACCAGCGGGACCGGCACCCTTCCACATGCGCGCCGAGGGTGTGCCGAGAAGGTCAGTCCCTTCGTCGTCCGAGGATGAACACGCGGAACCTGCCGTGCGGTGCTCCCACGTCGGCAGCGCGTAGGCCGCGCCATTCCGCATCGAACCCGAGGTCGTGAAGGTCTCCGAGAACACGGCCAAGTGCCCGCAGAGAAGGCTCTCCATCCCCGGGGCCTCCCATGCATCCCGGGCACTGTTCCAGATCGCTGTCGGCTGCGGCACTATACGCTCCTCGTACGTTTTCCCACACCACGTATGTGGGTTTGATGGTTGCTATGGCTTCCCGCATCGCAACCCAGAGGTTGGAGCGGGTCCCTTCGGTCATGCCGCGCCGTCTCCCGGCGTGGGAGAGGTCCTGGCATGGTGTGCCGCCGCTGATGAGGTCAACCGGCTCAACCTGCGTCCAGTCGATGGCTGTCATGTCGCCGTGGTTCGGGACGCCGGGCCAGTGGCGGGCCATGATCTTGGATGGGGCTGGGTCGAATTCGGAGTACCAGGCCAGCTCGGCACCGGGAAAGGCTTGCTCAATGCCAACGGACAGACCGCCGTAGCCAGCACATAATTCTGCGTATCTCATGCGGCTGTCCTCGCTTCTCGTGCTTGTCGTGCGGCGATGCGGGCTTGTCGTCGTGCGATGTAGTTGTCTCGGCCGCGGGTGTTGGTTTCGAGGCGGATGGCGGCGATCTGCTCGGCGCGGGTGAGGTAGGTGGCGGCGTGTTCGCGCCGCCTCTGGGCGTAAGCGCGTTGGCGTTCGTTGCGGCAGAGCCTGCACCGGCCCTGGGAGATGGTGTTTTCCGGGGTGCGTTCGTGGCCGCGCTTGCAAAGGGGCGCGGTCATGCGCTGGCCTTGCTTGCGCGTTCGAGGATGGTGGCGTGGGGGTGGCGTACCCGGTACATGGTTCGGGCGGCTGAGGCGACGGTGGGCCAGCCTGCCCGGATGGCTGCTTCGTGGGGTGGGATGCCGGATGCGGTGAGCCATTCGTAGTCTTCGATGCGTGCGGCCCGTGCGGCGCGGTAGTTCTCGGTTGCGGTGGCTCGTCCGCGGGCTGCTGCTTCGGGGCTGAGGTTCACGCTGCTTTCCTTTCCTTGAGCTTGGCGCGGTGTTTGGCGACGGCTTCGGCGTTGGCTAGGCGGCACTTGAAGCAGGCTTCTTCGCCGCGTCGGCGGTGTGCCTGATATCCGCCCTGGGTTCCACATGCTGGGGGTCGGCCGTTCGGTCCGCGGCGCGTCTTTGTTCCTCGGATGCGGGCCTTGTAGTCGGCGTGGGCGCATCGGCATTCGATGCATGTTGGGGTCTTGTCGGCGATGTGCTTGAAGTAGCCCTTGTTGGTTCCGCAGTGCATCCGTTGCGTGCCGCGGAAGACGTATCCGGCCATGGGGTGTCCTTTTAAAGCGGTGCGGGGCCTGCCGTGTTGGCAGGCCCCGCGTGGGCTGGTTGTACTGACTGGGTTAGCCCCAGGGGTCGGACTGCTGCTGCGGCGATCCTCCGAAGCCACCGCCGAAGTTGCCGCCCTGCCCGTTGCTCGTGCGCTGGGTGCGAGTGACCTTGGCGGATGCGTAGCGCAGTGACGGCGCCACTTCATCGGCCTCGAGCTCAATGACCGTGCGCTTCTCGCCAGACTTCTTGTCTTCGTAGGAGCGCTGCTTCAAGCGGCCCACGACGACGACGCGCATACCCTTCTCGCCCAGCGTCTCGGCGATGTTCTCGGCAAGCTCACGCCACGCGCTGCATCGGAGGAAAAGTGTTTCCCCATCCACCCAGGCGTTCGTGTTCTTGTCGAACGTGCGGGGTGTGCTCGCCACGGTGAACGATGCGACCGCGGCGCCGCTCGGAGTAAAACGAAGCTCGGCGGGTGCTGTCGTGTTGCCGACGATCGTCAGTGTGGTTTCGTTAGCCATTACGCTGCCCTCGTTGTTTCGGTGAGTAGGGTGTGGATTGTTCTGAGTGCGGCGGGGTTGTACCCGTCGAAGCTCATGTACTTGTGGCGGGTTGGTCCTTCGCCGATCCAGACGATGACGGTCGGGATGAGGTGGTGGCCGTAGCGTGCGAGGACGCGGCGGTCACGGTCGGTGATTAGGACCTGTGTGTAGGGTGTGCCGGCGTGGTTGAGGTGGTCGAACGTTGCCTGCGCTGCGGGGCATTCGATCCAGTGCACCTCAACGGCGACGGGCCCCGTCACCCACGTCATGGCTCGCTCACCGGCTCGGGCTCGTGAAGGACGGTCGCGGGGAGTTCGATGTCATCCCTTACGCCGTGACCGGCAACGACGTGCCAGCCAGTCGGGAAGCGGTGGAACACTCCTGGCATGACGGGGATGCCGAATGGGCCGGATGGCTGAGGATAACCGCCCGCATCTCCGAGCATCTCCATGACCACGCTCCCGACCGGCAGCGCGTCAAGCTCAGCAGCCGTCGTGACCGTGCGGGGCTTGCACTTATCGCACGCCATATCGCTGTCCTTTCTTCCTGAGAGCGACAACTGTCTGCCAGTTGCCTCGAGCTATGTTTTCCTCGTTGGTCACGGCCTCTAGGTGGGCCGGATTGACGCAGCGGCGGTTCCTGCACAGGTGGTCAATGACCAAGCCGTCTGGAATGTTGCCGTGATGCAGTTCAAACGAGACGCGATGCGCCAGGAGATCTACATATCGACCGCCAACCTTGTGCTTCATGCGCCCGTATCCGTTGACGCTGCTTACGAATCCCGACCACTCCCAGCAGGCGTCAGCCTTGGTTACTCGGGCCCAGAACTTGTCTTCGATGGTCTCCCTGCCCTGACGGGGGACGATCGCCCCTGCCCTGACGGCGCGCTCGTAGTGATTCCGGCAGAGCCCGTGGGCCTCGTGTGTTCGTTCGCATCCCGGTTCTCCACATGTCCTGGTGCTCGCCATTGGCCTCCCCACGGTTACGCCTCCTTGTTGGCGGCGAGGATGGCGTCTCCGGCTGCCTTGATCTTGGCGAGTGCGGCGGTGTCCCCGAGCTGGCTGGCGCGGTTGTAGATGGCCTTGATCGCGGACATGTCATTGCCCGCCGCCTGGAGTTCCGCGTCCCAATCCACGGCGGGCCTAGTGGGCTCGGTGAGGGGCTGAACGGTGAACATGGCGGACTTGCCACGCTTCACCAGGAGAGGCACCTTGAGCGGCTTCTCAAGGCCGGACATGTGGCTGATCCGTGTCCCGCCAACGGTGTCGTTGCCGAACTGCACCGAGGGGTCGCAGTAGAGCGTGACCCGCTGCCCGATGTGCTTGGAAGCATCAGCACCCCAAGCCGCGGCCAGCACCCGCCGCATCGACTTCCCCGGACGCCACACACGGGGGAACTCGGCAAGGTGGTAGTTGAACGGCTGCTCAGCGTTGTGCCGGGTGACGTTCTCAATCGTGAACGTCCGCGGCGAACCAACAAGGTCGATCGCGTCGAGCTGGTCACTCTTCGGCGCCAGCGATTCGGTCAGGTCAAGGTCCATCAGTACAGCTCCAGTTCTGCGAAGTGGTCGATGCGCTCGGCCACGGGAAGGCCAGTGGTAGCGGCGTAGTAGCGGGCGATGGCGTTTACGGCCGTGAACTCGAAGGCTTCGACTGCATCGAGGATCGCCTTCTGCCAGCGCTCGTCGGGCCAGACGCGCTTGGTGTAGAGGTGCATCCCGCCGCAGTAGGACACGTAGTCGCACCAGTCGCGGCCGGATACGAGTAGCCCGCACTGGATTTGCGCCATGTTCCCGAGCGGCACGGAATCGGCCAGGATCGTGGCGAGCTGGATCTTCTGCTTCCGCGACTTGATCTCAATGAGCCCGTCGTCCCCCACGAGCCCATCAGGGGAGTAGCCGAGCTTGAATCCCCAGTCGTCACGGACCATGAAGCCGACCTCATCGACCGTGACGCCGTTGTGCTCGGCGTACAGGCCGCGGGCGTAAGGCTCATCGAGTGTGCCGCGCTGCATGTCAGCGTTCGCGTAGAACGGCTCGACATGCCCGGTGATGCGTTCGGCCACAAGCTGCTCAGTCAGCGAGCGTGACGTGTCGTTGGCGGCGGGCTTGATCGTCTTGGCCGTGATGAGCTGCCCGACGACGCTGGCGGTGACGATGCCGCACCGTGCCTGGAGCCAAGCGTCCGTGCCCTGCTCGAGCTCGTCATAAATGTGCAGGCTCACTTGCCAGCCCCCTCGTGCAGAACGGTGACGGGCCCGAAGGTGTCGAACAAGTACAGCCCGTTCTCGTGGTTCTTCTGCCACGCTTCACCGTCCCTGTCGCGGACGATTGTGCCAACCGGCAAAGACGCGAACTCCTCGGCGGTCGTGACCGTGCGCGGCCTACGCCAGCCGGAGTCGATGAGTGCCGCCGCGAGGGCCTGCGCGTCGTCGATGCCGATGGCCGTCCCGTAGTAGCCGCTGCCGATGGGCCAGCCTGCCAGCTCGTCGGCCAGTTCGTCGCGAGTGCTCATAGCTCGTCGTCTCCTTTGAAGTCGTCGGGGGTGGGTGTGCGGGTGTTGTCGGTGGCGAGGCAGAACATGGCGAGGGCGACGAGCAGGACGATGCCTAGAGCTTCCATGGCGTCACCTCGCGGGCTTCGATGTTGTGCTGGCATGTGGCCGGGTCGTGCTGGAATGGCCGGTCGTGCACGTAGCGGATCGGCACACCGCAGTGCTCGCACGGGCCGAAGAACAGGGGCATTGTCTGGGCGCTCATGGCGCGGTCCTGATGGCGGTGTTGATGGCGTCGTAGAACTCCCAGAGGAGCAACTTCGCCTTCACGGACTCTTTGCCGTGGTTGATGTAGAGGGTGACGGTCTGTTCCCCCTCAGCGTTGCGGCCCACAATGATCCCCACGGCGCGGGCACGGTCACGGGTACGCACCGACGCACGCCCAGGCTTCACCGCCTTGAAGCCGTACTGGGCGCGGTTCACTCGTCCGCCCCGATCAGGCGGTGGTCGGTGAAGTAGGCTGGCTGCATGAGTGACTTGGCGTTGACGAGCCGCCCGGTGTCCTCGCGCTGGTAGAGGACCTTCTCGCCTGCCGTGTAGGTCAGGAACGTGGCCGTGGTCCCGTCGTGGTCAACTGCGGTGAACCGTGCCCCGGCTTCGGTTGGCAGGGTGAACGGCGGCACCGGGTCGAGGATGGCGCGGAGTTCCTTGGACGCCTCCACGCCAGCGTCAGCGAACCAGTCATCCAGCCACTCCCGCACCTTCTCCAGCTTCGCCTCGGCAGCCTCGGCGCGCTTGTGCCAGTAGCGGCCATCGGAGGTCTGCGGGCCGAGCAGGTCATGCTCCCAGTCGGCAAGCGGCGGGCTGATCCTCTTGTTGTTGTCGTTGCTGCTCACTGTCCCCTCCAGATGTGGTATGCGAATACGAGTAGTCCCCATGCGCTGGCGGCGAGGTAGGCGCCGATGATGAACGCGAACACCAGCGCGCCTTTCATGACTCGCCCCGGATGATGCTCAGCAGCTTCGGGAGGTCGATCACGCCGTTGCCGAGCATCACGCGGATGGCGTGCTCGAGCTGGGTCAGGCGCGGGTCAGGCTCAGGCAGGAACGCCGGCGCGGTCATGACAGCACCTCGTCGTAGTGGGGGTGGGTGGCGAAGCGGTAGAGCGTCTTGCCTTGTCCCCGCAGGTCGCCCTCGGAGTAGAGACCGTCGCGCTCGATGATGAGGCGCGTGTACTCGTGCCCGTAGAACGTCGCGGCGAGTTCGGCGTCAGTGAATCGCTTGTCTGGGCCGTGAAAGGTCCGCAGACCGTTGCCGTCGTCGCGGAAGTCGCCGTACCAGACCAGCTCGAGCGGCTTCATCACGCCACGTCCTGTGCGTTGCGGCCGACCATGAGCGCCTGGGATGCCCGGACGATGCTCACTGCCTCCCGGTACGAATGGCAGACGTGCGTGCTGCCCCCATGCACCATCGGCCACTCATAGGGCAGGTACACGGTCCACGGGCGCGGGCTGGAATCGTTGCGGAAGATCACGGCACGCGGCTCGTTCAGCTTCCAATCAACCATCCCGTCCAGCCCCATGCAGATGTTGCCGGCACGCAGCGGAAGAGTACGGGTCACGGTGGGGGTTGCGGTGGTGGTCATGGCGGGTGTCCTTAGATAGCGGGCGCGGCGGTGCGCTCGAGGTTGCGGATGGCTTGCTTCGGAGTCGGGTCGTTCGTGATGCCGAGGATGCGCAGCTCAGTGAAGAAGTCGATCTCTGCGGCGTTCACCATGCGCCACGCGATCCTCTTGGCTGCTGCCTTCACGCGCCCCTTTGACTCGTTCGGGGCGTACTCACGGATGCGCTTCTCAAGCGCTGTCGTGCTGATTTCGGGCATGACGAAAGCCCTTCCTGTCTACGTCTCCGGCGAACCAGAGAGCGGGGGTGCTGCGGTGGTGTGGTGCCCGAGGTGGGCGGTGCGCCTAAGAGGCGAAGGGGTCGAGCTCGTGCTCTTCCGGGGTGGGAGCTGACTGCTCCTTGATCCAGGCGACGAGTCGTTCGGCGTCGTCGTCGGTGAGGGTGATGCGGTTGCGTTCGAGGCGAGTGCAGATGCCAGATTCGCGGATGAAGCGGCGGAGCGTGCTGGGCGGGACGCCGATCTCGGGTGCCCGCTCTTCGGGGGTGCGGAAGACCTTCGCCATGTCAGGCCGCCCCTGCTGCGAGTTCCGCTGGTGGCGCGAAGAGTTCGGCTGTCGTGGTGCCGAGTGCGTCGGCGAGCCAGTCGAGGTGTTCAACGGCGAACTTCCCGGGCTTGTCGATGTTGCGGTAGAAGGTAGAGTCAGGGATGCCTGCTGCTTCGGCGAGCGCCTTCTTGTTCACGTCACCGTTGGCCTTCGTGAATCCGCACTGCTTGGCGAGGGTGAGGATGTTGTGGGGTAGGTGGACGCTCTGCGGGGTTGCGTCCCCATTTGGGGATGTGTTCATGGGTCCACCATCCCCGATTGGGGACGGTAACGCAAGCGCAACACCGCAAGTCGAATAAGAAAAGTCGTTGGACTAATTCGGGCAGCGTCTTGCGTTGTCCCCAAACTGGGAAGTAGCATCCCCGTATGGCAACCGGAAGAACCACTCTCAAGCAGGCCCTGCGCGACCAGCTCCGCGAGGAGATCGGCGATCGCCCACAGGCCTCCGTGGCGAAGGCTGCCGGCGTGTCCACCAGCGCTCTGAGCCGCTGGCTCGATGACGCCGAAGATCGCGGCATGAAGGTCGAGGACCTCGAAAAGCTTGCGGCGGCGCTCAGCCTCTCAGTAGGCGAGCTACTGATGAAGGCCGAACGCCGCCGCTGATGCCGCCCCTGCCCTAGTTGAGCAGGCTTGCCAGACTCACCCCGTGCCGCTCGCACAGGTCGAGCGCGTCATCCACGGGCATCTTCCGCAGCTCATCCTGGCTTGGCACCCAGTCGTCAGGGTTCTGCTGTTGTGTCATGCCGTATCCCCTTCCGGTGCGAGTCGGCCGCCCCGTTGCGGTCCCCAGTTTGGGCGGCTCGTTACTCCCATCTGACATGACGATTACGTTTGAGTAAAGGGGTTGAGTGGAAGTGTCAACTATTCGTGGTGCTGCGAACATGTGTCCCCCAAGGACGCTCGTGCGGGTGCTGGGGTGCCACTGCCTGACCCCCCTTGGATGAGTATCCGGTATCCCACTGACAACCGTGTAATTCGCCGTGCACATGAGACCGGGCGGTCTCTGGACAACCCGTGGCAACCGGAACGATCGTGCCGCTCCCGGCCGCCCCTCAGATGTTGGCCTAGCCAACATGGGTCCGAACGGGTCCGAACGGGTCGTGTCGAGATCCGCATGTTTCCGGGGGAACGGGCGCGAGGCTGGATCAAGAAAAGTTGCTGTACGGGTTTTCAATTCCCCCCATCTCCACTAGACTGAGGCCCAGAATCCGCGTGATTCCGGGCCTCAGCTTTTTCTTGTTGGCGAAACGGCCCGATTTGTTGGCGAAGAACAGTACCCAAGGGGGACCGGGCAGTGAGCGACACAGGACACAACGGAAGCGCAACGGGTGGGGGGTCCGCGCTCGGCAAGGGTGACCTTGTGCGCCTCGTCGGCTTCACCGGCCGCGCCACTGGGGTCACGGCAACCGTCTCCCGGGTCACCAGCCGAGGCGTGTGGGTCAACCTCAAGGACGGCCGCCGCGAACAGTGGCACCCCTCCGACGTGCGCCGGGTTCGCAAGGCCACCCGTGGCTAGTCTCCGCTCCCGCACCCTCTCGGACGGCTCCCTGAGCTGGACCGTCACATGGCGCGACCCCGAGCAGGGCATGAAGTCCCGCACCTACCGCGACCAGGAGAAGGCAACCGAGCTCAAGGACTTCCTTGACGCCAACGGGAACACGTTCAAGCTCGCGGCCAAGGCGAAGATCCGCAAGGACTCCACATCGCCGACCGTCGCCGCCGTCGTGCAGCGCCACATCGACCTCCTGCGGAAACCACAGTCAGGCACCGTCACAAAGTACCGCGGCTACCTCGCAAACCACATCGAGCCCTCGGACCTCGGAGGCAAGCCCGTTGACCGGGTTACCAAGGAAGACGTGATCCGGTGGATGGACGGGCTCAAGGCCGTCTCACGCGCCAATCAGGCCACCGGCTCGCCCCTCTCGCGCAAGTCAAAGATCAACATCCATTCCCTGCTCTCGGACGCCTTCAAGACGGCCGTCGAGGAAGGAAAGATGGAACGCAACCCCGCCCGAGGCGTGGCAGAGGCCGACACGGACGAGGCCGACGCCGATTACGTCTACCTCTCCGAGGAAGACCTGCGGATGCTCGAGCGGGAGATCCCCGAGCCGTGGGGCCTGTTCATCCGCACCCTGTCACTCACGGGGATGCGCTACTCCGAAGCGACCGCCCTGCGCCGGCGAGACGTGAAGGTCACCACCGAACGCCCCGAGGGCGGGGAGCCCTGGAAACGCGCCACGATCCGCGTCACCAGGGCGTGGAAGGATGGCGGCAAGGGCGTGGGCGAGGTCATCGGCCCGCCGAAGTCTAAGAAGGGAGTCCGCAACATCCCATGCAACCGCCACCTGTCCAGCGTTCTCGTTCCGCACCTCGAGACGCTCGGCCGGGATGACCTGCTGTTCAACCGTGAGGGGGCAGGCCACCTGCGTAACTCCTGGTTCCACAAGGAGGTCTGGCAGCCGCTCATGGCCCGGCTGATCGAGGAGGGGAAGCTGGACGACAAGCCACGCATCCACGACATCCGGGCCGCCCACACAACGCACCTGCTCGACCGCAACGTGCCCGTGCATCAGGTACAGGCACGTTTGGGGCACGAGGACCCGAAGACCACGCTCAAGATCTACGCACGGCTTGGGCGCGACTACGGGACATCGGCGGCCGACGCACTCGACTAGCACCCACCACTAGAAGCACCATCACTCAAATTAGGGGACCAAATGAAACCGATGATTCTTGCCGCTGCTGTCGTGCTGTGTCTGGCTGGCTGTTCGGCGTCACCCGCTGTGAACGATTCGCCGGCTGGCCCTGTGCCGACTGTGGCGGCTGTGACACCTTCCGCGCCGCCCTCTGAGCCATCCGGGCCGGGCACCTATGTGGGCGGGTTCAGTGGGGCGCTGGTCGATGTGGAGATCCCCGCCACGGCCGACGCGGAGACCGCATGGGTTCTCAAGCGGCTGGGCGTCAAGGCCGGGTCGTTCGTCCGCGTCACGGTGGACAACCGCCAGGGGACGCGGGGCACCAGCGTGGGGAACGTGGGGCTGTCCACGGCGGACGGCGAACGGGTCGAGTACGCGCCCGCCGATGCCCTCATCAAGGGCATCTCGAGCGACGGTGTTTCCACTGAGGATTACAACCGGATCGTCAAGTGGCGTGACGCTGCCGGGTCGTACACCGAGCTCGGGGAGAAGCGCACCGTGCTGCTCGCGTCCACCAAGCCCATGCCCGTGTTCGTGCGCGCCGACATTGGCGGGAACACGATCGACGGCGCGGCGAAGCTCTCGAAGCAGTAACGCCGGGACGCAGAAAAGGCGCCCCACCCGGTGAAGGGTGGGGCGCTTGGTAGGATGCAGAACGCATCCGTGGGGGAACACTTGGGGGAAGTTATGTCTAGTCGCGCTCAGGCTGTCGCTGTTGTCGTCGCCGCCGTCGTTGTCGCTGTGGTGATCGGGGCGTGGGCGCTGGTGATCGAGCCGCAACGGGGGCGCCATCTAGCGGAGATTGCGTCCGGGCGGCCGTCTCCGGTGATCGACATTCCCAAGGAGACGCCGCAACCGTTCTACGTCGGGGTTCCGAAGATCAAGGATGCGATGGGGTTGCTCAGCGACCCGGGCCGCGACTTCACTGCTGTCGTGCTCGGCGACTCGACCGGGGCTGACAGGGACTCGTGGGTCACTCAGGTCGGGGCGTGGCTGTCTGGCAAGTATGACCGTACAGTGGTGATGCGGTCCTGGTCGGAGGGGACCAAGCCGCCCGGGTACCAGGAGCCCCGGGTGGTCGGCGCGGGCGGTTCTGGGCGTGTGAACCTCTGGAACGGTTCTGCCCCGTCACGGAACGCGGCGTACTCGCTCGAGAAGCTTGACGAGTTCGTACCGGCAGCCCCGGACCTTGTGCTCATCTCCCACGGCCACAATCAGGGGCCGGACACGCTCGCCTACGGCGCCCGTGACTTGTTCGCCGAGCTCCGCACCAAGTACCCGAAGGCCACTGTTGTCGCGGTGGTGCAGAACCCGGAGAACCCTAAGTCGATCCACTACGCCTATCAGCGGATGGAGAGTGACGCGATCGCACGGTGGGCCGCGAACCATGACGTGCCGGCCATCGACGTGGAATCAACGTATGAGGCGCTGGGTGACTACACGGTGCTCTACAAGGACAACGTTCACCCGAAGGACGGCGCCGGTTACGAGCCGTGGGCCCGCGCCGTGGTCGCCGCCCTTTCGGGCTCACGTCAGTAGCAGTCCATCGGGTACCTGCCGAGGGCCAGGATCGCCCGGTCGATCTGCATGGTCGGCAGTGTTGAGCCCGTGGTGGGGTCAACGTAGATGCGGCAGTCAATGCTCGTGGCGCGGCGGTCTACCCTGCCGGTGAGGACGTTCCAGAACCACTGGTCGCGGTAGTCGCTGTAGGTGGTGGAGGAGATGTTGGGCGCCGTGTAGCCGTCGTTGATCGAGAGCTGCCCGACGGTTCCGGCCGCACCGTTGGGGATGCGCATTCGCACAGCTAGGGTTACTTCGCGGCCGGCGACGAGCCGGTAGTTCGGGCGTGCGTAGAAGAACCCAACCGATCCGGCCGCGGTCTTTGCCACACTCACTGAGTACGCCTTGGACTCCACGTTGGTTGTGTCCTTGCCGAGGGTGACGTTCGATGCCGTCCACCCATTCAGGGCCGGGGGCGCGGTGAAGTCCTCGAAGTTGCCGTTGAGCAGGAGGTTCGGGCGGGCGAGTGAGAGGGTGGGGAGCGACAGGCCGAGGGGCTGCCGTGTCGTGCCGCCAGCCGAAAGGTGCCGCATCACTTCGCTGGCCCACACGTCGAACCCGGCCGCGGTGGGGTGAACGTTGTCTACCCCTACGAGGTCGGTCATGGGTCGGCCGTCGTCGTAGAACGCCTGGGTGATGTCGATGAAGCCGTAGCCGCGTTCGGCGGCGATGCGGCGGTACATGTCGGCCCGATACTCGGACATGCCCGCGTAGCTGAGCAGTGGGTTCTGCGACAGGAGCACCACGGGGGCGCCCGGCTGCCGGAGCCGCGCCGTCTCGATGGAGGCGACGGCCTTGTCCCTGAGCTGGTACGAGGCCGACTGGTTCTCGTTGTGGCCGTGGGCGAAGATGACCAGATCGACGTTCTGGATGTCCCCGAAGATGGGGCCGATGCGCGTGTCCTGCAGCGGGTAGGTCCACGTCTTCCCCGACATTGACCCGTTCCACAGGTTCAGAGTCCGGGCCCCGGTCCCGGCCGTGACTGTGGCGGCGGCGTAGGAGCCCGGCGAGCCGTCTGCCCACTTCCGGTAGGACACGGACCATCTCGGGAACATGGCATTGATGCGTGCCGGCAGCAGGTCAACCCACGAACCGGACATTGCCGCGGTCGAATCGGAGACGATGACGACATTGAGGTCGTTGCGCTCGGTGCGGAGGCGCCCGGCAAGGTCAGCGAGCGCCCCGGGGGCTTCGCTGGTGATAGCGGCGTTCACCGCTGCACGGGTCGCGCTCTTGCTGTCCGACACTTTCGCCGTGATGTCCGTGTCTGCGGTGGCCTTTGTGACGAGCTTCGCCTGTGCCCGTGTGGGGAGGTTGCCGTTCTCGTCAATGCCTACGGGCTTGTAAGCCATGTGCTCATGCTCCAATCAGGAAGGTGCCGGGGTCGGTGCTGTCTTCGGCCAGCCCGGTGCCGTAGTTGAATGTGCCCGGGTCGGCGAGGTCTTCGATGAGGGGGACACCGCCCGGCCCGGGAGGGCCCGGGTCGCCCTTCGGCCCCTGGGGGATGGCGAATGAGAACTTGCCGGTGCTCTGGTCGAGGGTGACGGCGGCGGGTGCGCCAACCGGGGCCGTGACAGTCTCGGCTACGTCGATGCCCCGGACGAACGAGTCCACGGCTTCGACGCGATCGAGCATCCCCTGCCCGGACCAAACAGTGATCGCGCCGCCGTCTTCCGCGACGAACTTCACCTGCGGAACAGGGCTGTCTACGGCTGGCGTGATGGACAGGTCAGACGCTGTGACGGGGTTGGCGATCGGCAGGCCGTTCAGGTCAGTCAGGGCCAGCAGCGTCGTATTCGCCGTGTCGTTGGCGTCGTACACGGACACCTTGCCGCCCGGGATGAGCCGCCCTGACTTGTCGATCACTAGCTGGGATTCGATTGGGTAGGCCAAGACGGCTCCTCACATTCATGCCCCGGGCGTGGGGGGAGAGTTTCTAGCCCTGGACCACCATCGGAGGCGGGACAGGGGGCGGTGCAATGCGGAACGGAGCAGCAGGCGCCGCGGTGGTTGCGGCGCCGGCTGCCGTTTCAGTCGGTCTTGGACGGGGCGAGCCACGGCAGGAACCGCTCGGTCCACGCGATCACCCCGGGCAGGGCGAGGACGCGGGTAACGCCAGCGATCAGTGCGAGCGCGCCGGCAACCCACGGGATCGACTCGGCCCCGAGCTCGTGCGCGATCGACGGGGCGAGGAGAGCGAGGCCGACCACAGCGGCGAGGACAGTCCGCACGGTCGCCCGCCACGGATGCGCCGCCTGCGTCGGAGTCGATGGCTCGGAAAGGTGCCTAGCCATTGGTGACCCGCTTCCCGAGCTCATCCGCCGCGGCCTGCGCGATCGCCTGCGTGTCAATGCTCAGCTTGATCGACGCCGCCGCATCAGCAAGCGCCGCCTTCACAGTCGCCGGATCAACCCCGGGCACGGCCGCCACAGCCTTGAGGATCGGCGCCGTCACCCCGTCAATCGTCCGCTTCACGACATCGCCCACGATCCCGTCGAGGCTCTGGAGAATCCACAGCGGCTTACCCGGCCGCCCGTTCACCTTGTAGTCGTACAGCCAAGTAAGCTCAGCAGCCCGCTTGGCAACCTTCTCAACATCAGCATCAGTCAGTGGCATGTCATCCTCCTGGATGGGTGTAACAGTGGTGGGCCCAGCCGCGGCCTGAACCTTTCCGCCCGTGATGGCGTCGTAGACTCGCGCCGCCTCAGCCACGTAGTTGTCGAGATTCGACATCATGAACGGGCCAGGGCAGCCCGTAGCGAAGAAGCACTGATGCACACGCACCGTGCCCTCGAGCCCGCCCCTCGTCCACGGCCGGCCCAGCCCATAGACCTTGTGCAGGTAGGCCGTCAGCCGTGCCCCGGTTCGCCACGTCGAATCAGCGACAGGCCACCCGGACGCGTCCCCGGTCGCACTGTTGGCGTGCTCAATGGAGATGCCGCGGTGGTTGCCGTCCCAGTTGGCAGTGGCCCATGCGGCGTCACTGTCCCAAACGAACTGCCGCACCATGCCGCCGTCAACGCCGTACTGGGCGCTGGCCTCCCGCGTCCGCCAGATGTTCACGCAGGTATCCAGCGCGCCACCGTCACCATACCCGAGCACCGTCATGTGGTGCAGGACCACGAACGCGATACCTGCTTGGCGGGGCGAGTTGTACCGTGGCGGGTCAGTCGGAAGGATCGTCTCGTCAAACTCCAGCGCATCCCAGTTGTACTGAGACGGGTCACGTCGCGCCATGGCTCAGAGCCCCCTGCTTGGTCCGTGCGGCTCTGGCGTGGTCGCGCCGGCCTTCCAGTAGTGGAGCTGCTTCCAGACGATCGTGGCCGCATTCCAGACGATTGCGACGACGACGAGCGCAAGGAAGACATCCTTGACCCACTCGGGCTGCTCGCCCGCGATCTCGGCCACAAGGAAGAACCCCGACAGCAGCGCCAGACTCAGGAACAGCACGAAATACGCCGTACCACTCCTAGTCGTCCACCACGGCGCCACAATCGAATACGCGCCCAACGTCCCCACCGTCAAAGTGAAGATCGCAAACACCAGTAACCCAGTCATCATGCTTTCCTGCCCCAATTGAGATTCTCGAGGGTCTCCCCGAAATGATTCTTCGACCGGATCTCACGCAGACTGTCCACAAGACTTATCGCATTCACATGCAACCGCTCCGCATTCCGCAGTTGAAGATCCGCCTGAACCTTCGCCCGCAACGCCTCCACCTGATCCGGGGTCGGCTTCTTCCGCTTACGGCTAGGCCACATCATGAGCGTCACCCCCATCACGCGCCCGTGACTGGAGCTCACCCATGACCTTCTCCACGGTCTTCCCAACCCCATCCACAAGCAGCTTGTTCGTTTCCGCCTGGGTAGCGATAACCGCGGCCTGCTTCTCATTCGCCTCACGCAGAATGTCAGCCGCTTTCTGCGCATCACGCACACGCCCAATAGGGACGATCCGCTCAAAGAACAAGAGCAGCACAAGGATGATGTAAAGGGTTACCGGCGTGATCGTCTCAACAGACGGAAGTGGAAACCCCTCCATCACTGGAGCGCCGCCAGACATTGGATCTTGAACGCCGTCCAACCCTCGGACGGCCCCGCGATCTGGATGTCATTCGGGCCGACAAAGACCGTGGCCGCCCACATGTACCCGTCCCCGAAGCCGGCCATCAGCCCGGTAACGAGCTGCGGGGTCGCCGGCTTGTACCCGGCCGGCAGCTTCCCGATGAACCATCCAGCCTTGGTGCTCAGCTTCCCCGTGTACTTCGTCTCAAGGTCGATCTGGAGGAGTGTGCCGCGGGCGATCTTCCGGCACCTGCCGATGATCTGATTCCAGTTGTCCGCCGCGATGATGTTCACCCACGGGCCGGGCGCGTCGGGGTCGGTAGTGACGTTGGACCACTTCGGTGAACCGTTGGCGTCGAGCTCGCGTACCCACTCCTCGCCGTTGATCGTGATCTGAGTGCCGACCTGATCGAGGAACGTGCGGACCAGAGCGTCACGGCCGACCATGCCACCATTCGACGCCCACACCCGAAGGTCGATGATCTGCGTCGGGTTGGCATAGCCGGAAGTCCACTGCACCAGGGCGAGCGGCTGGTCATGCATCACGCCAGGGAATACCTGCCGGCCGGTGCTTGCCGGTGCCGCTGCCGACGCCGGGAGCTGCTTCGAAGACGAACCGCTCACGATCACGGGTGTTACCGTGCCGCCCGGGGGCTGCCAGTCGCGGCGGATCGCCACGAGATCCCAGCGGGTAGTGCCCGTGCCGGTCGGAAGCGAAGACTGGGTGATGGACTCGATCGCATCCGTGACAGCCGTGACACCGTGCGCCCAGCCCTGACCGGGGGCGATGTTGAGCTGGCCCGGGTTGGTGCCCGCCGTGACCTTCCAATCACCAGCGCCGACCACGCCCATCTGATTGGCCCAATTCGGGATGCTGACACCGAACTGCGGCTCAGTAATCGGCACACCGTCAAAGCCGCCGTAGCTTGTGATAGCCATAGGGTTATCCCTTCGTGAGGTTGTTCACCGCAGTGCGCAGTTTGGCGATCCAGCGGGCTACTGCTTTGTCTGGGCTTTCGTCAATGTCGCCGATGATCGGCGTCTGCGTGTGGCCGTCCGTTACGTTGTTCGCCAGCGTGCATTCGCGGAGGACATCGGTACGTGCCTGACCGCCGATGTTCACGGAAACCCTGTCGCCGACCCGGACACCGTTTGCGCCGTACTGGAACATGCCCGACTCGGAGAGCTTCACGGAGAACCCGGAGCGCGGCCCCTGGTCAACGACTTCGGCCGCTGCACGGGCTGTGAGGTCCGCTGTCGTGTCCACGTCTGTGGCGTCCTTGAACACCTCACGCACCGGATACAGCGCCTCGAGCGAAGTGTCGATGCTGCGGGAGAACACCCGCGCCGTGCCCTCGCCCTTGCCGCCCGTGACAGCCCGTGTCGCGTTCGGGTCAGTGTCCGACCAAGACCAATCCGTGATTGTGCCGGACTTCTCGGACAGCTCATGCTTGTAGGTCCGCTGCTCGTAAACGTCGAGCACCAGCCCCGCCCCAGACTGCCGGACAGTGATGCCGATACCGGCCGCGTCCGCGATCGGGAGGAGCTTGTCATAGAGCGGATGGAACCGCAGCGACAGGCCACCAGGGACCGTCGCGCCCCTGCCTAGGTCCGGGGCCACAGTGATGGGCAGGCCGAGGCGTTGGATGTTCGCCTTCGCCGCCGCCTTCACCACCGTCTCGGCCGGCCCCGTGTACTTCGCGTACTCGGCCCCGGACTGATTCGTAACCGGCTGCGTGGGGACAGGCCAGCCGAGGATGCCCGACAGGTATCGGATGTCGTCGGCGATCTCCACCGTCACGGTGGCCTTCTTCATCGGCCCCTGACCACGCCTCGAGACGACAGCCCCGGACATCAGGAACTCCCAATCGGGTGCCGGGCCGTACTTCGTAGGCCACGGCTTGTGCTCGATCACCACACGCGCACCCGGGGCCGTCAGCGCACCCACCAAACGGTGGTCCGCGCCGACAGTCAATGACGCCGTGCCCTGCTGGTTGTGGCGAACATTCACACTGATGGACTCGGGCGCACCAAGGAACCCGACTCGCTTGAGCGCCCGGTCGTACACGGTCACCTTGAACGGAGACACCATCACGGCCTCCTGCCCCACGCCCGGTAATACTTAGGCGTATACGTCGCCGTGATGAACCCAGCCCCAGCCATCGCCAACGTCAGCGGAACAGACATGCCCGGCTCAATCGTCCCGAACTCAGCCCGAGAAAGCTGATCGGTCACGTCAACCCCATCAAGGAACGCCGCCTGCACCTCCGGATCAGTGTCGATAATCAACACCTGACCCTCACTAGCAGTGATCGGTGCGACCACCGTCTGATCGCCAACCCCGACCGTGACCGACGTAAACGGACCATGCGCCTCCCAGACCACATGTGTCTCCACATCGCCAGGATTAGACGCCGCCGCCGTCGCCAGGGTTGAACCGGAAGAGACCGCATAACCGGCCCCCGCACTCGGAGGCATGAACGCCCGCATCTCAGCCTGCGCCCACGTCCTCGAAACGGGCTCCCCAGCCCAGAACGGATCATCAGCCACCAGCGTGATCCCGTACTTCGCCCAGCCCCTCCGCACAGCGTCAGGGTTGGCGTCGTCCACATCAGTCAGCTTCAACGACAGCGACCGCCGCGAACCGTCCGGCTGCTCAACCCACCACGTACCCGGCATGTCTGGATGCATCGAGCCCCAGAACGCCGTGTCACGGTCGATGAAGCCCTGCGAACCGTCGTCCGAGTACAGGTACAGTGGCCAGAACACCTCCCGCTCACCCACCCGGTGCCCACGATGCCGCGACCCAGCAACCCCCGGAGCCTGAGACGTGTAACGCTCGAACTTCGGGAACTCCAAACCACGAACCCCAGGCATCAGGAACAGGCCAGCGTCGGGCGAAGTCAGGTCACACTCAAACCCGTTCCACCCCGCCCAACCCATCTTGAGCCCACGCCACACCGGCACGGCCGGGGCTGGCGGCTGATACAACGTCCCGTAAACAACACCGGCCATTCAGTCACCAGCCCCGATCCATTAGTAGATGCCCGCCATGGCGAGCGCGTCACGCTGCTTCGTCTCGAGCCGGTAAGCAACCTCGTGTGGGTCCCAGCCAACGTTGCCGTTGATCGTCACGGACGGCCCGCCCGAGGTGACGGCCCGGTTCAGGGTCCCGAGCTGTTCCCGGTTGAACACCCACTCAGGCCCGCCCGTCTTGTTCAGCACCGCCGACAGACCAGGAGGCAGCACGCCGCCCTGGTCCCGGAGCAGATGAGGGACGCCCATCGCGGCGCCCTTCTTGTCCGTGTTGCCGCCGAACAGGTTCATCACCGCATCCGAGGCCATCGTGAGCATGTTCTTGGCGAAGTCGCCCACCAGATCGACCACGAACCCGCCACCAGGGAAGGCACCCTTGAACGCATTCATCAGCCCGTCGATGATGCCCGCGATCGGGTTGAACCCCTTACCGGAAGCCTGCTGCCCGGACAGGAACCCAGACGGGTCAATGTCGTTCGGCCAACCACCCTGGAACACACCGAAGTGAAGGTGCGGCCCCGACGAAATACCCGTGTTGCCAGAGAGCGCGATCTGCTGCCCGGCCCGGACCATCTCGCCCAGCTTCACGCCGATACTCGAGAGGTGCGCGTACCACGTCTCGATGCCGTCGCCGAGGATGTGGACCTCATTGCCGCCCCACACGCCCGGAGCCGAAACACCGGGACCAGCCCACGACACACGGCCCGTGTTCGCCGCGAACACCGGAGTGCCCACGCCGGCCGCGTAGTCGATGCCCTTGTGCACGCGGTTGTAGCCCTGCGTGACCATGAGCCCGCCACGCAGCGGATCAACGAACCCGCCCGACGCATACCCGGCCAGAGACGCCGCGAGCCGGTACAGGTTCCCCACACCAGCCCGCGCCGTCTGCTCCTTCGTGAACACGAACTCGCCGCCATGCACGACACCCTTCGGCTCGTACTTGCCGCCATCGCCCGTGTACCCGCCAACAGCGAACGCACGCCCCGGAGGCGCAACCGAACCGCTGCCGCCGTTGTCCGTGATGCCCGGGATGTTGATGCGCCCGAGCCGCTTCGTGTGCAGGAAGTCAGCGACCGTGTTGAACGCGCCGATCAGCCCATCATTCAGGACCGTGTTGACGACGAACTTGATCGGCGCCTTCACAAGATCCTGAATACCCTTCCAGATATCCCCGATGAAGTTCTTGCCCTTCTCGAAGGCATCAGGAATCTTCTTCTGGATCACATCAGACAGCGTGTCGAACACCGGCTTGATGACGTTATCCCAGACCCACGCAATCGCCTTGCCGATCGCATCGAACTGAGGCTTCACAACATTGTTGTAGAGCCAGCCGATGACCGACCCGACAGTGTTGATCGTGTTCTGAATGGCCTGGAATACGGGCAGGATCACATTCGACCAGACCCAGTTGATCGCCGTTCCGATCGCGTCCCACACGGGCTTGATGACGTTGGTGTACAGCCAATTGACCACCGCGCCGACATTGCCGATCCAAGTCTGGATAGCCTGGAAGACGGGCAGGACAACGTTATTCCACACCCAGCCGATCGCCGCGCCAACCGCATCCCACACCGGCTTGATAATCGAGTTGTAGAACCACGAGAAGATCGCACCAAGCGTATCCCGCACGAACGACACCACAGCGTTGAACACCGGCATCGCAATGTTGTTCCACCAGAACCCGATCAGCGCCCCAGCCATCTGGAACACCGGGTCAAGGATGTCGTTGTACAGCCACGAGAACCAACCGCCGACAGCCTGCACAACCGCCATCACGCCATCGAAAACAGGCTTGATAACCGAAGACCAAGCCCACCCGACAACCGCAGCCACACCATCAAACACCGGCTTGATGACGTTCTCATACAGCCAAGTGAACGCATCCCCAACCCACTTCACAGCAGCCTGGAACGCCGGCACCAGCGTATTAGTGAACCAATCACCCACAGCAGCAATCGCCGACTGGATGAAGCCCCACACATTGGCGATGATGTCCTTGCCGAGCTGCGTCTGCGTGAAGAACCACACCAGACCAGCCACAAGCGCCGACACGAGCATGATGATCTTCCCAATAGGGTTGTTGTTCATCACCGCGTTAAGCGCCATCTGAGCCAGCGCCAGAGGCTTCGTAACCGCCATGGTGGCGATCTGCGCAGCCTTCATCGCATAGAACCCAGCCGTGCCCTGAGCCGTCGCCGCAGCCTGCGCCCGGGTCATCACCGTGGAAATACCCATCGCAGCGTTGTAACCCTGCGTGATACCCGTAACGATCGCCTTAGCCGCGGCCAGACCCTTCGTGATCGCAGTAGCCGCAGCCGTCGCAACCTTGTACCCGCCAATAGCCACTGTCAGGGTGATAACCGCGCCGGCGAGAGTATCCGCCCCACCGGGGATGTTGTTCAGCACATCGCTGAACGTTTGCAGCGCGCCGACCACTAGATCCGCGAGCACGGGCGCCATGTCACCGAACGCCTGGGCCAGCTTCCCGACGAGATCGACCGCAACCGGGAGGATCTTCGCCAGCACATCACCCAGCGAGGCAGCGATCTCACCAACGAGCGTGATGATCTGCGGCAGCACCGGCAGGAACGCCGTGAACAGCAGATGCAGCGGAGACAGCGCTGTGGCGAGCTGGAGAACCTGACCGGCGATCGGCCCGAACGTGTCCGCGAGAACCCGCAGCGTAGGGCCGACCACAGCAGCAACCGAGTCGAACGTGCCACGCACCTGAGCGCCGAACGTCAGCATCGCCCCAGTCAGGCCACCAGCCAGGACCACGGCGCCAGCGTTCTGCCAGCCGCCCACGAAAGCATCGACCGCATCACGGGCAGAGAAAACCTTCTCCCGGATCGTCAGCAGCGCACCGACAATCTTGGAGTCCTCCTCGAGCCCGAAAAGCCCCGTGAAGTCACCCCTGCCGATCAGGTTGAAGATGTCCTGCATCCCACCCATGAACGACGCAACGAACGGCTTGACCTTCTTCGTCGCCGAATCAATCCCGGCCGTGATCTTGTTGAACACCGGGCCGATCAGCGGGAAGATGTCTTGAAGCAGCGCAGCACCGAACCGGGACAGCGCCGCATTCATATTCTTGAACGCGCCAACCGTCGTATTGCCAGACTTCTGCGCCGCCCCACCGAGACCGGCCTCCATCGCCGACTGGAACGTGGCGAAGTCAATCTTGCCCTTCGACGCCATATCAGCGACCTCAGAAGAGGTCTTCCCCAGCGACTTGCCGAGAAGCTGGAGAATCGGAATACCACGATCCTGGAGCTGGGCAATCGAATCGCCCTGGAGCTTATTGGACGCCGCAACCTTGTTGAAGATCGCGCCCATCTCACTCATCGACGTGCCGCCAATAGTCGCCGCGTCGCCGACAAGCCGGAGCGTCTTCTCGAGCTCCTTGCCCGGCTTGATGCCCGCCGCCACAGCAGACGCCGAAACCGTCGCCGCCTCATCCATGCCAAACGCGGTGCCTTTGACCGCGGCCATCGCGTTATCCATGATCGCGGAAACATCCTTGGCCGAGTTCCCTAGGCCAGCGAGCTTCGCCTTCGCCTGCTCAATCGCAGACAGACGATTGAAGCCCTTCACAATCGCCGTACCCAGCACACCCGTAACAGCCGCACCAGCAGCCAGCGCACCAACCTTCAGCGACTTCCCAAGAGAGGCCGCCATCTTCGACCCGGCAGACTTGCCAGCGCTCGCACCAGCACTATCCGCAGCGCCCGTCATCTCCTTGGAAACGGTAGACTGAACCCCCTTGAAAGAGGGCTTAACCAGCACCTCAGCAATGCCGATAACGGGCACAGGGGCCTCCCTTAAATATCGTCGGGAGCGAACCCGAACTGCTGGACAAACGACTCAGTCCACTCACGCTCAGCCACCGCAACAGCCTTATCAATCGCCGTCTTCGGGGCAGGGAAAGGCGGAATCGTCGGCGGCTTATTCCCCGTATTCGCAACGGAAGCCTGATAAATCCCATCAAGACGCTGAATCATCTCGCGCAACAGCATCGCGTGAAGGTCATACTCAGAAACCCGAGGAGACCACTCATCACCATCAGACTTCCCACCAGACAACCGAAGCTCAGCCAAAAACGCAGCCGTCTCCGGGTCATTGGCAACAGCCTCGTTGAGCCGACACGCAGCAGGCAGCATGTCGATCAAATCGAGCAAACCCACCCACCGCTTACCCGCCCACCACGCCGCCAGATCCACGCCGTAAACCTCCAAGAGGTCGGCGCGGATCTGCGGCCGGTAGCGGGCAATCAGCTCTCGGAGGCGCCTTATTCCCCCGGCGTGCCCAGCGTCCCCTGGTAGTACGCCATCACACGCTCAACGAGTGCCGCATGCACACGCAGCGGCACCTTCGCGGCCTTGTACGCCTCGAAGTCCTCAGCCGAAAGCCACTTGGCGAGGAACGCGAAATCGGTCTGCCCCGACCCCTGGAGATCCTTGAAGAACTCCTCAGCCTCATCAGCGGGCAGGTCGAACAGGTCAGGGAACGTGATCCGCTTGCCGCCCTTGAGAGCGACCACGAACGGCTCCGGGGTCGAAACCTCAGCCTCGAGCGAGGCGAGGGACAGGGACACGTTGGGCTTGTCGAGATTCGGCTTGGCTGCCATGGTGTTTTCCTCCGGGTGTTGAGGGTTGGTTACTTGGTCTTGGTCTCGGCGTCGGCCTCACGCACAGCAGCCGTCTTGGCCTTCTGCTCAGTGAAACCATCACGGCGAAGCTCAGCGGCCTCGCGGGGAACAGCGGTCTCGATCGTGAGACCGTCCTTGGTGAACCTGGGCAAAATATGTGCCTCCAAAAGTGATCCGGGCGTGAAAGGGATACGGTGCGCGCCGCCACACCCGGAGGACGACGCGCACCGCGACTAAGGGACTACGCCCCGGCAGTGAAACCGAGAGTCGTCTTGTTCTTCACCGCAGCCGTGCCACCGATGTAATGCCGGACCGGCGTGCCGATCTCCTCATCCGTGAACACGTCGAACGTGAACGCCTGCTGAACCGGATCACCCGTGCCCCACTTCTGGGAATCAGTCGCGGAGAGCTTCACCAGCCCATAACCGCGGCCAATGACCCAGTTGTCAGCGGCCGGCCCATCCGAACCGAGCACCAGCATCCGGTACTCCTGCCCAACGGGAAGGTCAGGCTCCTCGAACACGATCTCGCCCGTCGTCGCGTCCTGCGTGACAGCCGAAAGATCCGTGCCGTAGGTGAGCTCGAGCATGTGCTTCCGGCCCGTCTCAAGCGCGGTCATCTTGACCGTGCGAGCCACTTCGGTGATGTCCGAACGCACCGGGGAGGCGTACCCGAGAGCGGTCACATCCTCCTTGTTCACGTCACGGCCGAACTCGTACCCGTCCGGGGTCACGATGCCGACCGGCAGCCAGCCGGCCGCCTTGAGGTCGATCAGGGTCCCGCCAGCCTCGAACAGGGAAGTCGGAAGCTCAACACTCGTCGGGGCGATGAACCCCACAGCGCGCTGAATCTTCCGAATCAGATTGCGGGCGTCAGCGTCCTGCTGGACAGTCTGGAACGTGGGCATAACTAAGTACCCCTCTCAGGGTGGGTAGGTTTTCTTTGCTCCCCTGGGACGGGGCTAATTGACAGGCCGCGAAGTGACGAGAAACGACGCCACAGCCTTATTGAGAACATCGGACGGATACGGCACATCAGCCGGCGTCTGATCCGGCTCGACACGATCAAGGAACCCCGAAGGCGTTTCGATGTCCGATCCGATAATGGATGCGCTGATCGACTCGAGCGTGTTCAACGCCTGCTGTCCAGGCGCGTAAACCTCCACCGTCGCCCGGTCGACCCGGTCGTAGAAGCCCTGGGTGCCGCCACCCGTGTAGACCAGCGCCACCGGAAACGGGCCCTGGATGGCTCCGTAGTCGTCGGCCGGAAGCTGATACACAGCCCGAACAGACTGCCCGAGGTGCTGGGAGCCGTCGATCAGGTCGAACAGGCAATCACGGGTGTCAGGGAAGACAAGCGCGTCAATCATGTGCCCCTCCTGCCCATAGCCGCAGCAACCTTCAACAGAACCGTGTCCCTGGTATCGCGCCAGTCACGACGCGATTCCCGAACCACAGCACCCATGCGCCGCTCATTCGCCCAACCCGACGTGACCACAGCCAGCGAGGCCGAATAATCACCCTTGCCGGTCGCATTAGCCTGGGCGGCCATCTGGGAAGCCGCAGCCAAACACGCCTGCCCCATAGCCGCCGCCATAGCCAGATCCTTGATGCCCGAGTCATCCGCCAGATACGAACGCGAAACCCGCTGCAAACCCATCAGGCACGCTCCAATCCGACTTCCCACCCATACGGCCACTCACCCGGACGCCCGACCACCGACCACTCACCAGCCATCCGATGACCATCAGGGACACGGATGCGATCCGACGCGAGGAACACCACACCCGGCTCCGGGTCGTGATACAGGACCGCCGCCGAATCGAACCCGTCCGTCCGATCGAGCGGTTCCGATGTGGCACGCGGGGCAAGGAGACACCGGCTGACTGTGTGCTCGGTGGCGGGGAGCGGGTTGCCCTTCGCATCCCGCCCACCGCCGCGGATCACGGTAACGTCCGTCAGCCAGTACGCCGGGAACCGTGAGACACCCATCAGGCGCCCTCATAGATCGGATACCCGGCAATGTCCGCGCCGCACGAGCAGTACGCCGCACCGAAGTTCAGCGCACACCACGGAAGATGCTGCACTGCGCCGATCCCAGCGACCTGCACCCCGAAAGCCTTCGTGGCGCCGTCCCCAAGGGCGCGGCGTTCCAGCTTCGTCAGGTAGAAGTCACCGGACGGGTTCACTGGCGTGAATGTCTGCGAGAAAGGCCCCGTGGCCTCCTGGATGCTCGAATACCCAACCTCACCAGAGGCGGGCATGGCCCGGCGCACGACGGCGCAAACAATGCGCCGCCGTGTCGCCTCAGCCGCCATGCCCGCGGTCGGCACCGTATCGAGGATGAACTGTGAAGCATCCTCGAGCAGCACCGACGCGTGAGAGTCGGCCCCGGCAGGGAAGTCGGGCCAGCGGGCTTTCAGATCCTCCAGCGTCGCGAACGGAAACGGAGTCACATCCGCCATGGCCCGACCTCCTTACTCAGACTTGCTCGGCGCCTTACGACGCGCCGGCTTCTCAGCGTCCTTGACGGGCGCCCAGTCGCCACCGAGGGTTTCGGCCGTCGCGTCGTCCACGTCCACCACAACGCCGCTAGCGACGTGAGTGAAACGAGGCATCAGGCCACCGCGTCCACGATCTTGGCGAACGCGCCCAGATCGGCCACGCCCCAGCCGTAAACAACCTCGGCACGGAACGCGATCTGGTTGTTCCGCTTGAGATCGCCCTGCCCGTCCGGGTCGCCATACTTGATGACCTCGAGGCCGATGCTCTTCTGAATGCCCCAACGGACAGCCGAGAAGTCACCGACGATCGCCTTGAGGTTCGTAGCGGTCGCCGCGACCCCGGCAGCACCAACAGTGCGGGAGGTCGAAGCGCGGTGACCCTCAAGAGTCGAAACAGCGGTGCCCAGGCTCAGGTCCGGGTAGATACGCCGGCCGCTCGTGTCGCGGAGAGTCGCAAACGCACCCGTGAACGTCGGGTCAAGTGCGATATCCGAGGGGATGTACCCGCCGTTGAGGAGCAGCGCGTCAGCCGCGTCGATGTTCGCATACGGCTTGTCACCAGCCGCGATCTCAACGGACTTCGTGGTGTTCACGAGACGCTGGGTCATCGCAGCCACAGCGGCGCCACCGGTCGGATTGATGCCGTGGATGACGCCGAAGTCGAGCGCACGGGACAGGGCCGGCTGGATCGCGTTCAGGATCTCCTGAACTACGCCGAGCTGGTGATCCTCATCCGCCCACTGGACTTCCTCGGTCCAACGCACGGTCTTGTGGAACTTGAACGGGTCCACGGTCTGAGTCGTCTTCGTGACGGTCGAAGCGCCCTTGTTGGCACCCTCACCGACGTACTCGGCCTCACCGATGTTGAAGACGAACGCCTCACCCTTGCCGAACTTCATGGGGGTGTTGGTCGAGAGGGTCGAGATGACCGAACCCTCGGAAACCTGCTTGACCCAGGGGTCAAAGATCTGCGTCGGGATGCTGAGATCCCCGGTGGTAAGAATTGCCACGATGGAGCCTTCCTAGTCGCTGGTAGCAAAGAGGCTGCGTGCGAACTCCCGGAGGGGGTCGGCCTCAACCTTGTCTGGTGCCCGGTCCTGGTTCGGGATGACTGGACCGGAGGGCTTGAGGAGTTCCGCGAGAGCGTCGGCATGTGCTTCCAACTCTTCACGGGTCGAGCCGCGGAGGGCCGCCGCTGGGACGCCCTTCTCTTTGGCAACGTCGGCCACGAGAGCGGAGCGCTCCTTCTCGGCCTCAAGCGCCTGCATCTTGCTCGCAAGCGCTTCCTTCTCGGCCTTGATGGAGTCGAACTGCTCGGCCTTGGCCTTGAGATCCTCGAATCCCTCATACTTCTTGTGCGTCCGCGCCACAGCGGCGTTGATGATCCGGTCAAGATCCTCTTGGGAGGATGGCGGCTGGAACGTCGGCTGGGTGGTCGCTTCTCCCGCAGTTGCGGTGTTTTCAGTGCTCTCGGACATGCCGAACGCACCCCTTTCCGTTTAGGCGCCGTCGCGCATTGAATGGACCGCGCTACGGGCGCGTACCGCTTGCGGGAGAACCGCAAAGATCAGTGGGTATGACCGTCCGTTAGGCGGTCTGGGTAGAGTTCACGCATCTTGGCTGCGATGTCGGACACGTCGCCTGACTTGGCCTCATTCCGGGCCGACTGGTACATGGAGTAGTAATCATCCGGAAGGTAACCCTCGGGGTAGTCGGACGCCTTCGCGATCCTCACCGGCTGGCAGTCACAGTCGCCGTGATAGCTGTGCCCATCGCCACCAGCGGACCGCTTGGACGCATACACGGCATCACGGGAGGCCAGCGTCAAGCACCATGCGCACGTCTTGGCGCCGGTCGGCACACGAGCCCACCGGGCGCCCTCACGCTTCGCATTGCGCGCCACAGTGTCCCGCCCCGGCTGCTTCGTGTACTTGTCCGCCGCAACTAACAGCCCGCCGAGCATCAAACTCGGCTCCGGCGTCCACAGCTTGCCAGCAAGGAAGCGCACCTTCTCCTGGATCGCGGCGGCCGCAACCGTGGGTGCTGTCGTGGCGACGAACCTGCCAGCAGCGCCAGACGCCGCCCGCATATCGCCGTACCACTCAGCCGCAACCGTCGCCGCGATCTCCCCGTACTTGTCCGTGAGCGCTGGCAGGAACACCAAGAGTGCGTCACGGGCAAGCTCAGGCTTGGTCAGGTCGAGCGATAGGAAGAACGCCTCAAGGTCAGCCTTCACCAACCCCGAAAGCGTCGCATTGGCCTCACGGAACCACTCGATATCAGCCTGTCGAGCCATCGGCGTTCACCACGGGCGCCGGCTGCTGGCGTGACGCCATGATGGCATCCAGCGCAGTGCCAGCCCGCGCCTTCGTCCGCTCAGCCTCAATCCGCTCGATCTTATCCTCATCGAAAATCTCCTCGAGGAGCACCGTCGATTGGGCAAGGTCGGGGAATCCGCCGACGAGCTTGACCATCGCATCAGCACTGGCTGACGTTGACCGGAACTCAGGATCAGCGAACGCAGCCGACATCCGCCACGCATCAGCAGGCGGCTCAGACAACCCATCCCGGACCATCAGCGACAACTGCGCGATGCCCTTGACTGCCGACGCCAGCACGTACTTGTTCTGATACGTCACGTCGATGAGCAGGTCATGCTCTGCGGCCCGGATCGCCTCAGCGGACGCCGGCTGGTCGTGGATGATGCCCAACGAGCTCGGCGGGATGCCCGTCTCGCCCGAGAACGCCATCGCAACGGTCCGCAGCATGTCACTGTGCGGCGCCATCGTGGCCTGCTGTAGCTGCTTGATCGTCGGCGCGTTCCCATCCGCATCCCTGGTCAGCGCAACGAGGCGATCCATGGCGAGCTTGAACTTCTTCTGCTCCGTCACGTTCTCGAACGCATCAGGGTCGATGCCCTCAATCGCAAGCTGCGGCGACGAATAGAACTCGGCATTGCCCTCCATGCGCACATACGCACGAACCGCCATATCGGTCAGCGCCATGACCGGATTGGAGATCCGCGAACGCCCAAACGGCTTATTCAACTGCGGGTCATACGTCACCGGCACCGCCAACGTGCGCCCGATCCGGTTATCAATGCGCTCGGCAACCCACGAGCCGCCTGCACGCGAGCACACCAGAACAATCTTGGGAAGGTAGACGATGAACTCGGACGGTCGATTGTCCCGCATCTCAGAGATTGTCAGCGCCGCCGAAAGGCGACGGGCGCGACGATCCCACAGCGCCGCCGAAGACTCGGCAGAATGCGGCTGGATCTGCACCGGAGCCTCACCATCGGCACCCTTCGCAACCGTCACCAGCGACACGCCATGCTTGTACGCCGAAACGATCGCCTGCCCGAACTCAAGCCCGAAGTTGTTCGCCTCGAACACCTCGGCCAGCTCGAACGGGTCACTAGTGCCCGGCATCCGAAGCCCCTGGAACTGCGAACGCACAGCCGCCTTACGGACAGCCATCGTCGCCCAGCCGAGGAAGAACTTCGCATTGCGGAGCTGCGGCGGAAGCGTGATACCAAGATCCTTGAACGCCTGCTCAGAGTCGTAGTACAGCGACCGCTTGATATTCTTGTCGATCCGCGAGTGCCACGTCTCCAAAAGCTGCACAATCGTGCCCAGCTCGTCGTCTGTAACGTTCGCAACCCGAAGGCCAGCGATATCCGAGGCAGTCCATGCGCTCACAGGAACACCGCCTTTCTCCCTGGGTTGCGTTTCGTCGTCTTAGCGCCCCAAAAAGCGAGCGTCACAGCATCAAACAGGGCCACACTGCCGCCTTCCGGGGCAGCCCAACCGAAGCCGCCATTCGCGCCGATCTTCCGCTTCTCAGCAGCCTTCGCCTCATCATCAAGATCAGACTGGGCGCGGTGCGTAACCGTCCTGGCCGTAATGGCCGCCTCGAGCATCGAAGACGCCGCCGTAATCGTGTCCGTGCCAGCCGTGATAATCGCCGACTTCGGCACCCGCGCCTCGAGCAGCGCATTCAACAGATACCCGACGCCCGACTTGCCATCGACCACGATCTGAGCCGCACGGTCATGACGCTCGATAAGCCAATCCACAAGCCACTGGGTGCCCTCACTGGTCGCCGCAAGCTTGATGCCCTCTACGTGTACCGGGGCGCCATTCTCGGGCCTCAGAGCGGCAGCCAGAGCCACCGCCGAACCGTCCACCGTGAACCGCACCGCAAACACCCGACGCCCATCCGTAGGCACATCCTCAGGCTTGACCGCCAGAGCATCCCACGCCTTCGCGCTGATCGCCTTCTTCGTCAGCGCCGCCTCATCCCAAACCCCCAAGCCTTCGCGGATGAAGGACTCATCCGACCCGAGCAGTTCACGCATACGCATGATCGCCTCGGTCGAAGTCCGGTGAGGATAAGACGGGTTCGCGATCGCCCACTGCTTCCGGTCATCCGGCTTAGCATCCTTGTCCGCGGACATCTCCACGTACAGAACATTCTTGGACGTGCCATTCAAGGCAGCGGCGCGACGGTTAAGGAACACCTCGCCCGGGTCACGAGGACGCGGCGGGGTGCCCATCATCAGCACCAGACCATTCGGGGCCGCGTTAGTCGCCGGCACCATGTCCTCCATGGCGCTCTCAGTGAGGATCTGAGCCTCGTCGAGCACCAGGACATCGACCTTAGCGAAACCACGCCCAAAGCCATTCTCACGGGCACCGAACAGGATGCGCGACCCGTTATTGAACTCCACGGCCTCAGTGCCAGCACCAGTCAACGTGCGCCGGATAAACGGGGCGATCGCCGGCCGCATCGCCATGGCGCCCATCGTGCGGAACGTCTCGTTGTGCGTCCTGGCACGGTGCGCCGACCACAGCACCAGCGTGTTCGGCTTCCCAATGCACAGGGCGAAGATCATCGACCCGATGCTGTAAGTTTTCCCGGATTGTCGGGGGATCGAGATGACCGCGCCGCCGATGCCGCACGCATACTGCCCACCCTCGCGGGTAGCGAAGATCGACATGCCAAGGCCGCGCTGCCACTCATCGAGCGGCGTCTCCATGCGGCGCAGCTGCCGCTCAATCATCGGCCAGTCAGTCTCGACAATGCCCTCAGGCATCACCAGATGACGCGCAACCTCAGATAGCTTCCGGCCTCCACTTTGCGGATGATGCACCATTAGCAGCGTCATCCTCCTCGGCCATCTTCTCGCTCGCCTGAATCTCGAGCGTCTCGATCTCCTTGGAGATCTCCCGCGCCTGACGCATCAGCGGAGCGAGATCGCGGGCGAGCGTGTTCTCAGAGTCGATATGAGCCGCCAGAACCCGCCGCATGGCCTTGAGCTCATCCAGCCGCGTGCCACGTTCAGCAGCCCCAGTAACTGTCGTCGGAGGTGCCTTCTCGTCAGGCTGCACGGGCCGAAGTTGCTTCTTGCCTGCCATGCCGTGACACCTCCTGCGGGATCTGTGGAAAGCGTGGCCCGATGTGGAATCGGCCTGAAAATATATCGCT